ATAGTATCATTAATTCCTCTATTTGTGGTAGCAGAACCACCAGCCGTAAACGGACTGGTGGCGTAGGTAAGCCTCTTAGTAGCCTCTACTGGGTCTGATATGTCAGACAGAAATTCGGTATAGCGTTGACTCGCCGAATATCCTGCCCTTGTGACAACTGGTTTTTGATCTGTGTTCCCACCAAACAGATACTTCGTCCTAGTACTACCCCGCCAGCCGGAGTAACAAGGACTAAACCACTGGGCAAATGTGGGGATGGTAATCGTACAAGGCGACCCCGATTCGAGGTCAACCCCATTAGGATCCCATCCAGGCCATAAGCCCAAGCCTTTGTCATTAATCCTTAATTGCTTCGTTGAAAAATTCGTCGAAGAAGCTTTAACATCAACTCTATGCAGCACATATCTGCGTAAGAGTTCACGTATAGACTTCGGCGATTCACCAAAGAAAACATTCAAGGTTTGATCCGAAACAGCACCCGTGGGAGCAATAGCTGCAATCGGTTCAGGATTAGTTGGGACGTCAGTGTTCCCTTCACTTGTACCAGCAATAGCTGCTGAATCTACGATGCCTGACTGGGGCTCGTAGGTCAGCGTCGATGCTGGCGTGGACCATAATCCATATTTCTTCATATTACTGTTAGCTACCTCACCAAACTTTAAATCTTCGCAAGCGGAGACGTAAACGTTAAATTGGATTGGGCTATCAACAGATGGAGAAACAAGACTATTCACAATAGCTACTTCCAATACTCCATTGTATTGACCACTCGTATCGTTTAATAGACGCGAGGTGTCGTACAAGACATCGGAAGTGTTCATAGTTCCACAAGTTAAAAAGGGGACCGCTTGGCCCCATCCTACAGTAATCTCAAAATCGTCGCATTCTGCTAGATCTATCACTCGACTGTAGACGGTGTTATATTGTATATCGGCGGGATTTGCTCGGGGATCCCATCGAATTAAAATCTTACCCTTATGAAAGTTCGATTTTACGACTTGGAAACGATATTTGATAGTACCCTGCCACTTGTTAAAAACCTGAGCCATGTAAGACATGGGAGTGGGATGTATCTCATCATTATACGTTCCATAGAGATTGGGTGTAACTCTAGAGTTCCAGAGTAAAGTATCGGGTGTCTGACTAGGAGTCATGGTGAAGCGATCCAGAAAAGATTCGCGCTGAACAAAACGCGCAATATCCATCTGGTCCTCTCCATCCAATCCTACAGTCCGAGAGTCGATAGTTAACTCTTGCTTAGAATCTAAAGATAACTTCATGACCGCGTCTGCTGCATCTGTGTTCGCCATATTACCAGTGGGAGTGGGTTTCTGTTGAACGATGTCAGTAACGATAGGAGGTCGGGAGTATCCCCAATGAGTAGCTAGGTCTCCAATACCAGTAGCTACCATCTCAGTTGCACGAGCGTACGGACCTATGGTCGGCACGTCCTTAAGTTTACCTGCTGCATGTGCAATAGCAGAGGCTGGCGCTGAAATTATACCTTTGCCATATTCATCACCGGAATTGAGGGTACCGGCTTGAGGGGTATAATTAGCTGCTGTAAGCGTGGTCTGAGCAGTTGGCATAGTTAATACTACATCAGAAGCCCACGCATAAACCGTAATTGTAACAGGATCATTACCATCGTTAGCGTGTTGGAGCACGCCAAACGATTTAATAGCAATTTCACCCATATCATTCCTATCCGCTTCACTCAGAGACAAGTAGTTCTTAAACCAGAAGAAAGGTAGATCTAATTGTCCTCCTGCGTTATTAGTCGGATTAAGGAAGAAATGCGGTTTTTGGGAAGCTTGGATGAGATCAACATCTAAGAAGTTGCGTTCAGTGCTAATCTCATCATAGCCAATAAGAGGATTATAAGAAACAAGAGCCCTGCCGTAATGGAAACCAGTACCGGAAATGACCATCTTGACATGGAGCTTGCTTCTATACAATTCAAAATTGGCAATCTTCTCGGCGACGCGGGGGTCGTTGAGGAAGAGTTGCCAGGGATTGAAACGTTCAAAGAGAGGTGCATTGACAGACCAGGAGTATTCGCCAATTCGCGTAGGTCGACTAAGAAAACTACCTAAAGTAGAGTCACTAGTCGATCCTAGGTTCATTGTAGCATCGGATCCGGATCCAATACCTGTGGTCCATCCTGCATCTTGCTCTTGAAAGTTCGTAATTTGGGATGTTAAGTTAGCGGTGCCCTCTTCCTGGATAGTACCAAGAGCTCCGCTTTGGGGTTGATAATTATAAAAATTAGTAATACATTTGTTAGATAAAGGTCGAGTGTGTGCATTAATACTCTCGCCTATTCACATATTGGGTTGTGGGGCTATAAACCACTATGACTGAAAAGCCATTCACATGTTAGTGTCAT